GAGGTGAAGGCGCGGCATCAGGCGGCCTCCCACGCCGGGCAGTTGGTGGCAGGCCGGTCGCCGATGAGCTCTCCGGCCCCGCAGTCCTCGGGCCAGCCGGGGTGCTGCGGGTAGGGCCCTTCGCACGGCGGCTCGTAGTGGCGGCACGTCTTGCACGCCCGCGCCGCCGGGTTCTGCCAGCAGCGGCCGATGTGCGCGACCATCGCCGGACGTTTCGCCCGGGTCATCCGGCAGAACGGGCACTGGTGGCGGGTCACCACGACCGGGATCGGAAGGTCGACGGCGGTCATCAGGCGGCCCCCTGCCGCTGCCCGCGGGCCCACTTGGCGCACCGGTCCGGGATCTCCAGGCCGAGCGCCCGGTACTCCTCGACGATGTAGCGCTCGAACTCGGCCCGATGCTCAGTGATCAGCCGGTGTACGGCGATCTCCCCGGCATGCCGCTGAAGCTCCTTCCGGGTCGCGCCCATCGCAGCCGCCGTCTCGGCATCCCGCTGGCGCGAATCGTCACGCCGCATCGTGTCCTCGTGGGCCTCGGCGCGCAGGCGCTGGCATTCGGTGACACGCAGGGCGAGGCTGTCGCGGTGGCCGGTGGCCTTCTTCCGCCAGTCGTGGCCTTCAAGGCTCTTGTCGGCGCGGCGCTCCTTCAGCTGCTGTTCGACGTCGGTCATCAACTGGCCGAGGTGCTGGCGCCAGCGCTTGAGGATGCGCCGGTGACGGAGCGCGGCCCGCTCCTCGGGGTCCCCGGCACTGCGCACATCGGCGACGACGATCTCCCGGAAGTCGATGTCGGGGATCACCATGAGCCGCTCCACGACAGGGCCGGGCGCATCGACGGCCCGGGGCAGCTGCTCGGGCTGCCGCTTCGTGAGGTGCCACCACGTGCACACGCACTCGTAAGGGCTCAGCGGATCTTCGACGCGCAGAGCCACGCGCTTACAGGCGCTCTCGGCCGCGGCCCGGGTCGCATACCGGGACTTCGTCGGATTCGGGCAGGCGGTCACGCAACTTCTCCTTCAGTGCGGTGTGCGGGCATGGGGGTGGTGGCGGCCATCAGGCGGCCTCGCCTTCACCGCGGCCGAGCGCCGGCTGGCTGTCGGTCTTGATGAACTGCAGCTCCGTGGCCCCGCTCCGATGGATGCGGGTTCCGGGAAACCGGCCGCGGCAGGCACGGCACTGGAGGGGTGCACGGAACTCGAACCAGCCGGCCTGGCGGCAGTCGGGGCATCGGGCGAGCCAGGCCTCACGGCCGTGGGCGGTCGCCCACGCCGGGTGTCCGCCGTGCCGGTAGAAGGCGCGGGTCATGGACCAGTGGTGCGCGCCTTCCATCTCCGGGTCACACCAGGGGTCGTAGCGCTTGGGCGGGTGGCCTATGAGGACGAGCTCACCGCCAGGCCACCGGCAGGCGCAGGTGCCCCCGCAGCGACAGGCAAGGGTCTCGCCGAGCTCGATGGCCTTTTCGACCCGCGGCACTCCAGTGCCTTTGACCTCCAGCCATACGCCGATCTGCGGCAGCCGGAAGTCGGGGATGTACCTCACGCCGGAGGGGAGTTCGATGGTCTCGGGCTCGTACTCCCAGCGGATGTGGAGCGAGTCGAGAGTGGCGGCCCACCCTGCTTCGAGCGCCGACCTGAACGTGGTGCCGGCGTACCAGGTGGGCAGAGCCTCGATGGTCATGTCGCCGCCGAGCGCGCCGGGCTGGCCGGGGGTGTGCTCGGAGCGGACGCGCAACTGCTCAATGAACACGGTCCACATGTCGCCGACGTTGAGCATCCCGCCGAAGTCCTGGATGGTCACGGGGTCTCTCCTTCCTGGCAGCTGTTGCAGGGCGGTGGGGTGGGCCCGGAGGGGGCGGTGCCGCAGGGCCACGCCCCCTTTCGCGGGATGTGGTACTTCGGCTTGTCGTCTTCGGCGGGGGGCTCGGGCTGAGCTATCTGCTTGCCAGCGAGCGCAGTGAACAGGTCGACGAGGGAGCCCTCGGCCATGACGGCTTCGAGGTCTTCGGCCCGGAAGTGGGCGGTCACGTCAGGCCCATGTCCTGAAAACGGCTGTAGTGGAGCTGGGCGGCGACAGTGATCGTCGATGTGGGGCCGGCGCGATGCTTGGCGATGATCAGGTCCGCCTCGCCCGCTCGCGCCGACTCCTTGTCGTAGGCGTCTTCGCGGTGGACGAGGATGACGATGTCGGCGTCCTGCTCCAGGGAGCCGGATTCGCGGAGGTCGGCAATCATCGGCCGCTTGTCGGTGCGCTGCTCGGGACCACGGTTCAACTGGCAGAGGACGACGACAGGCACGTTGAGCTCTTTGGCCATGAGCTTGATGCCGCGGCTCATCTCGGAGACTTCGACCTGCCGGTTCTCGGGGCGCTTCTTGCCGTGCGTGTCGAGGAGTTGCAGGTAGTCGATGACGACGAGGCTGAGGCCGGTCTTCTGCTTGATCTGGCGGCAGCGGGCCTTGATCTGGTTGACGGTGCGGTTCGGGGTGGCGTCGATGGTGACCGGGGCCATCGTGAGCCGCTGCATGTGGTTGGCGAAGGCGGCCCAGTCCTGGGGGGTCATCTGGCCGCCGCGAATCTTGTGGAGACCGATCTTCGCTTCGGCGGAGATGATGCGGTGCTGCACCTCGCGGCGGGCCATCTCCAGGCTGAAGAAGGCCGACGGCAGGTGCTGGCGCAGCGAGCAGGCGCGGAGAAAGTCGACGCCGAGGGTGGACTTTCCGAGCCCGGGGCGGCCGGCGATGATGACCATCTGGCCGCCGTGGAGGCCGTGGGTGAGGGCGTCGAGGTCGAGGAATCCGGTGCCCAGTCCGGACTGGCGGCCCTCGCTCTGCAGCTTCTCCAACTCGGCGACGACGTCGGGGAGATCCTCGCCGAGGAGCGCGGAGTCGGCTTCTTCGTGGATCTTCATGACGCTGGCGAGTTCGGCCTGCGCAGCGTCGTTCGCCTGGAACGCCTCACCCTCGCCCGCGTAGCCGATTTCGGTGATGCGGTGGCCGGCTTCGACGATCCGGCGGCGGATGGCGCAGTCGCGGACGATCTCCGCGTAGTACTCGGCGTTTGCCGCGGTCGGCACGGCCTGGACGAGCTGACTGAGGTACGCAGCCCCGCCGATCTTGGCGAGGACACCGAGCTCGCGGAGGTAGTTGGCGATGGTGATCTGGTCGGCGGGCTCGTTGCGGCCGAACAGGTCGACGACCGCGCGGTACACGGTCTCGTGCTGGGGCCGGTAGAAGTCGTCGGCGTCGACAACCTCGATGACTTCGGCGATGGCCCGCTTCGACAGAAGCATTCCGCCGAGTACGCACTGCTCAGCTGCGATGTCCTGCGGGGGAACGCGCTCGAAGGTTTCGTCTTCCATGGGTTCTCCGTTCGGGATCAGGCCGCGTGGGCGGTCTGGGTGGGGTGGCACTTGGGGCAGGGCCGGGAGTTGCCGGCGTCGTCGTAGATGAGCCGGAGGTGGCCCTCGCGCTCGGCGGCGCGGTTGCCATCGGCGCATTCGGTGCACCAGGGCGGGAGTTGGCCGCGGGGGCCGCGTGTGGGCTCGGGCGCGAACTTGTCCTCGTAGCGGCGTTCGCGAATCCAGTTGTCCGACTGCTTGATGAAGCGGAACTCCTGGCCTGCCACCTCGCGGGCGTATGCCTGGGCAGCAGCGGTGATCTTTTTCGGGTCGACGCCGGACAGGACGGCAGCTACCCAGACCTCGCGCGTCTTGTCGAGATTGCGGCTCTTGGGGTGAAGCGCCCAGAAGTTGCCGAACTCGCGCTTCTCTGCGGCGGTGATCTCACGATCCGCACCCGGAGCAGCAGCCGCGGCCCCCTCCCGCTCCGTAGAAGCTTCTTCTTCATGAGGGGTTGAGGGGTCTGAGGAGTAGGGGTCCGGGTTTCCCGGACCCTTTCCATGTGGTTCCCGGACCCATTCGCTGTCGTTCCCGGACCCTTTCCCCTTCATAGGGTCCGGGTTTCCCGGACCCTTTCCGGTCGATTGGGTCCGGGGATCCTGGACGCTCTGTCCGGGGTTCCCGGACCCTTCCGAGTCGATAGGGTCCGTAGAACCCGGACCCTTTGCGGGGCCCAACGATGGGATTCGGTAGACCGCGCGCCGCCCGCGGTGGCCGGCCGAGACGCTCTCAAGGGCCTTCTTCTCGCGCAGCGCCTTGAGTACCTCGTACCGGCTGGACCGACCCGACAGGCGCATGCGGTGGGCAATGCCGGGATCGTCCTCGATGCCGGGCCAGCACTCCCGCGAGTCGTCGTTGGCGTTCTCGGCCAGGACGATCAGCGCCCAGCGCTCGCGCCAGGTCAGGGTGTCTGGCGCATGGTCCAGCACCTCAACGATCATCCGGATTCCCACGTGGTCTCTTCTTTCGGAGGGTTGGGTCGGTCTCGGGTCGCATTCGGGCATGCCGTCAGGGCGGCGCGAGACCCCCAACCCCAGGGGTCACACGTTCATGTACATCATAGCGGTTAGCGCGATGAAGTACACCATGATCGTGAGGTACACTCCGGACATGACCGCGCCGAAAAGGGAGAATCAGAAGTCCATCGCCGAGGTGCGCAACTCGCTCGCCGAAGCCATCGAGAGGGCCCGCTACTTCGACGAGACGACCGTGCTGACCAGCCGCAGCAAGCGCGTCGCCGTCATCGTGGGCATGGACTTCTATGAGCGCGCCCTGGCGGCCCTCGGCGAAGAGCGCGTCCTCGCGCCGGCCGACTCCGACTGACGTCACGTCTTCCTCCTCCCTCAGCCCCGCCTTTGCGGGGCTGTTTCGCGTCTTGGGTGGGTGTGTCGCGCATGTGCGGGATGGGTGTCAGGGCCCGG